CGCGACCGGAGCGACCGGCTCCGGCGCGACCGGAGCCACGGGGGCGACTGGCGCGACCGGAGCCTCCGGCCCCGCCGCCGAGCAACTGTTCGTGACGATGACGGCGAACACGACCGCCGCCAGCAACCAGAACGGGAAGACATTTCGATCGACGGCCTCGACCGGGATTACGCTGTCGATCGATGCGTCCCTCGGCGTCGGCTACAACGGCCAGGTCATTCAAGCCACGGCGGCCGGCGTCGTCACCTTCGCCGGGACCGGCGGGCTATCCGTGGTCAGCCGTCCAGGCTACGCGATGACGGCGGGCCAGGGCGCGACGATGGGCTTCATCATCGATAGCACGACGACGCTGACGATCTACGGGGATGGCGTCGCGTGAGTTCCATCACGCCCGCGCTGTTCCCAGGCGGCCCGATATCGGAGGGGAATGAGCTCCCCGTCTGGTATGCGCCCGCGTTCTTCTACAACAGCGCGACCGACAACGTTCTGTCCGATGTCGTCAGCGGCAATGCGTCCTTTCAGGAGATGATGGACGGCGTCGCTACGTTCAAGATGTACGAGGTCACGGCCACCTACGACGACGACATTCTCACTCCGTTTTTCGCCTACCTCAACGACAAGGGCATCGCCTTGGCCGTCGAGGCGCTCGCGCTGGTCGCGACCGAGGGACAACCCGGGTATGGGCAGCCTGGATTTTCGGAGGGCGTCGACGACCTCCTGAACTTGCTCACCAGGATCAAGAACAACGGCGGCAAAGTCGTTCGTGTCGCCTGCGACGAGCCCTATTACCATGGCTATACCACTGGATACTTGACGCTCGCCGCGACCGCCGCACAGGTTGCTCACTTTACTACCGTCGTCAAGAGCGTCTTTCCCGCAGCCGATGTCATCGACATTGAGCCGGTCGGGATCGGCGGCGACTTGTCGCCGGCCAATTTGCAGACATGGTGGAACGATTACGCCGCCGCCGCGGGGGCGCAATTCTCGGGCTTTCAACTCGACATTCAGTACAACGACGCGGGCTGGCAAGCGGACGTCGCCGCCGTGGCCGCGAACGCGCGCGCCGCTGGGATGGACGTCGGGGGGATCATCGTCGGGCTCTACAATGCGACGACCGATCTTCAATACAACCGGCAGGCGTTAGAGCTCGCGGACGATCTGCTCGGCACGCCGGATTTGCGGCCAGACTATCTGCTCGTTCAGTCCTACAGCAGCGCGTTCCCAGCCACGGCGTCGGACCCGACCGCCGGCACCACGCTCGCCTATGTCGCCAAGCGGGCGCAACAATTGGTCGGGCCGAACCCTTCATCGTGGTTCACGGTCGCCCTCGGCGGCGGCGGCTACATCACCGGCGTCTCGCTCGCCGCCGATGGCACGATCTATGCGCGGTGCGACGTCAACAACGCCTACAAATCGTCCACGACCCCTGGAACGCCATGGACGCCTCTCGTCACGCTCGACAGTATGCCGCCGCCGACCTCGCAGCAGCCCTACTACAACGTTGGCGTTGACGAGATCGTCACTGTCCCCGCCGACAGCGCGGCCGTCTACATGCGCTACATCGCCGTCAACGGCTCGACGAATTTCGGATGGTTCGCCTCGGCCAATGGGGGTGAGACCTGGACGCTGACCGCGCTGACCGGTGGCGATTGGGAGGCCAACAACCAGCAGACGCGGACGTGGGGTCCAAAAGGCGCGATCGATCCCGCCAACGCGGCCGCCGCGCTGCTCGGCGACGTCGGCATCGGCTTCATGCGCCGCACGACCAATTTCGGCGCGGCTGCCATCGACATTCCGACGTCGAGCATCCCCGCCCCGACCAGCGGATACGGGTTCTACGGCATCGCCTACGATCCCTCGAGCGGAACCACGGGGGGGCTGACCAATCGCGCCATCGTGCCGAGTTATGGCAACGGAGCCTACATCACGACGAATGCCGGGTCGACATGGGCGCACAGCGCCGGTTCCCCGGCCGATATCGTCGTCGGCGCCTGCGGGATCGACGGCACGTATTATGCGATCGACGGGTCATTCAATCTGTGGAACCTGATCGGCACGACCTGGACCGAAATTCTGAGCGCCTCCGTCGCTGGCGGCCTCGCCAATATCGCCTGCGACCCGCACTCGGCCGGGCATGTCGTGTGCACCAATGGGGCCGGAGTGCCGCAAGAGACGCACAACGGCAATACCGCGTCTCCGACCTGGACGACCAACAGCGATGGATCGACCCTGGTCATTTCCTCGCCGACCGTGCCCTGGCAGGAAAATTGGGGGAACGTGTACATGTCGGCGGGGGGCATGGCGTTCGACTGGACCGGCACCGTCGAGCTCGTGATCGGCACGGGGACGGGTCCGTTCTCGTGCTCGACGGTCAATGTCCCGGCGCAGACGTGGGACTACATCGGCCTCGGCGTCGAGAATTGCGTCGCGCGAGATATCGGTTGGGCTCCCGGCAAATCGCCGATCCTCGTCGTCGAGGACAAATCGTTCTTTCTCGGCGCGTCGGCGAGTGCATACCCCACGGCCTACGGGCCGAACGCAGCGGCGATCCAACTCGGATCATCGGTCGATTATGCCGGCGGCAATACGTCGTTCAATCTCGGGTTGACCAGCGCCAGCGCGAACGGCGCGTCGGAGCTCTACGTGAACTCCGCCAGCGGCGCGCCTGGAAGCTGGACGCCGGTATCCGCGCAGCCGACGACGGAAGGCCCCGGCGGCATGGCGGTGGCGATCACGGATACGCAATTCGTCTTTGTCGACGTCAACGCCAACGTCGTCATGCAGTCGCAGACCGGCGGGTCGGTGTGGACGGCGGCGACGGGCCTGCCGACAGGGCAATGGGGAGCGTCGGGATACGAAACCCGGCACATTCTCGTCGCTGACAAGGTCACGATCGGCAACGCCTATGTCTATGGCTACGACGGCGTGTGGGCGACCACCACCTATGGCGTGAGCTGGACGCAAGTGCTTGGCTCTCCCCTCGCTCCGACCTTCGACGGCTACAGCGCGTGCATGAGGCAAGCCTACGATGTCGCTGGCACGCTGTTCTGGACGCCAGGCCCGCAGGGGTCCGCGACCTCGACGCATCCCGTCACCGGCGCGGGCGGAGAATTCCAGTATTCGACCAACGGCGGAGCGACCTGGGCGAATGTCTCCAACGCCGCCTACACCATCAACGAGGTCGTGGCATTCGCCACCGGTAAGCCCGCGACCGGAGAAACGTTCCCTTCGATCTTCATCGTCGGCTGGGTCAACGGCATCTATGGCGCGTATCAGTGCGACACGTTCTCTACCCCTTCAACGGCGGTTTGGTATTGGATCGGCGATGGGTTCCCAGGCGGTCGGGTCGATCAGATCAATATCGCCGGCGGCTCGCCGAACAATTCCGGGCAATGGCTGGTCGGCAAGGTCGGGAGCAGCTTTTCGGGTTACGGGCCAGGGTCGGTCTCGTGAACCCCAGCCGCCAGGTGGGTCAAAACAGGCGGTGACCCTCGCGCGCGACGCAATGCTCGCGGCGCGTCGCGAGGGCAACTCTTCACGGGCCGGATCAGTCTCAACGCGCCGAACCGCGCCATGATGTCGGCCACCGTCATCCTGGAACGCCAAGCCCGGTAGACCTCGATGTAGCCGATCTCGTTGACCAGCGCTCGGTATGGCGCGGGCATGGCGTCGATCGCGGCCATGATCGGCTCGGCCATCAGCTTGGCGTAGGCGTCCGGCGTCAGCGCGGGATCGGCGCGCGGGACTTTGTCCGGGGGATAGCGCGTGTTGATGCGGAGGATCATCAGGCGGCCGGCGGCGCGAGACTGAACGCGAGAACGGGATTTGTCGCATCCTCATCCACGACAAGTGGAACGTTCATGATCCGTGCCCAAAATTTGCCGTCTCGTTTGAAGCAATACCGCTCGATGGCGCAATATTCGGCGGGAGTGACCGCGAGACGCAGGCGCGCGCCAGCGGCGTGCAGATGCGATACGTGCATGACCACCCGCGCCAAATCGGCGATTAGGGCCTCGGTCGGGTCCGGGTTGATGTCGACGGGAGTGCTCATTCAAACCTCCTTCAGCGCCGCGTCGATCATGTCACGCCAAAAGGTCAGAGCTTTGCCCTGGTCCGAACAGTTCACGCCTCCCTGAGCCAATGCTGCCATCGCTCTTGTCGGCTCGCGCATGGCTTCGATTGCCGCTCTGGCACTCAGCGCGAACGCAACCGCCAAGTGCTCGGGCTTGGCTTGCTTGTTCTCGCTTGACCAGACCCGGCCTATCGCAATGGCGACACGTTCGATCATTTCGCTCATCATTCCACTCTCTTGATCCTCGAATGCGCCCAAGCGCGTAAATCCGTTTCGAGATAGACGATATTCCGCCCCGCCCTGTGAAACGCCGGCCCCCGGCCCGCGCTGTCGCGAGCGCTCATGTTCGAAAGTGATTTGGCGCTGATGATGTAGCCCAATCCCGACAGAAACCGCGCCGCTTCCTTGCGCGTGAGCCATCGATCGGCGGGGATGCGGCCCAGAGCGCGCGCCAGCGGGAGATCATTCACGTCCACAGACATTGAGCGCCCACGAAGCCTATCTGTTCCCGACTGTCCTAGTTATGCCCGAACCGCGATTGTGCGCAAGCCCGATCTATTCCAACCCTGATGGCTCATGGGCGCGCTCACCGAAGTCGAGATTTTCGATTGCATGGCGACAAATCTCGCCATCGCCGCCGATTGCTGCGACCAGATGGCTGTCAAGCCGATGCGCGGCGTTCCTTACATCAAGTTCCGCGAGGCGTGCGCCAACGTCGAGGGCGCGTGCCGCCAAGCCTCGCAATGGCGCGAAGACACTCGTTGGCTCCCGATGGGCCTGATGATGGAGAAGTGCCATCAGTTCGCGCTCAAATGGATTACCGGCTTCAAGACGCAGCCGCGCGCGCCCCGTGTTGCGCTGTCGGAGACCGAAAAACACCCGAAATTTGTCAAAATGGCCGAAAATCTCCGTTTTGCCGCCGAAAGCATGAAAATGCTGAAAGACGGCAAAACCGGCAAGATCGGCATGATCCTGCCTGACACATCGCGCGGTCCAACCCGCACGCAGGGGCGGCCCGTCCAGGTTAAACTCCCCGCCGGCATGACATCGACGCCCGGCGGCCTCATCGTCCCCCGTGACGCGGCGTGAGCGATGACGACGATCCGATATTCGTCAGCGGCGAGGACGAGGCGGCCGGAGCCGTCGCCGATGACACTCCCGCCGATGACGCGGGGTCGAAGCGCGGCTACACCCGCAAGCTCAACGACATCGAGCGCCGGCAAGCCGAGGCCCTCACCCTCTGGAACGCGATCTTCGGAACGGAGATCGGCCGTCGTGAAATGTGGGGCGTCCTGCAAGCCGCCAAGACATTCACGTTCGAATTCGGCTGCACTCCGACAGGGTTCGCTCACCCGCAAGCGACATGGGCGGAATTTGGCACACAGCAATACGGCTGGCGACTGTTCAAGTCGTGGAAGAAGCTTTGTCCCCACGGTGTTATGCTCATGCTGGAGGAGAATGACCCCGACTTCAAGCCGCCGCCCAAGCCGACCCGCCGTCGCAAGAAGGGCTTATGATGGCCGGTGAGAGCGAAATTCCGGTTCCGGTGGTGTCCATCGCACAGGACGCGTCCGCTGGAAATCCGCCGGAGCTGGCAATCCCCTCGCCGGCTCCGGGGGTACAAGAAGCCGCGCCGCCGTCCGTCGAAGCCGAGGCCAAGATCGAGCGCTCGCTGCTCGAGGAGTTCGATCTCGCTCAGGCCGAGAAGGCAAAGACCGATAGCAAGCCGGCCGAGGCCGCGAAGCCGGCGCCCGAGGGCGAAGCCGCCAAGCCGGCCGTGGAGGCGCCGAAGGCCGAGGGCGAAGTTGCTCCTGCCGCCGCCGCCGAACTCGCGCCGCTGGCCTATGAGTACAAGCTCCCCGACACGATACGTCTCGACGACACGGGCCGCGAGGAAGTCCACAAGGCGTTTGACGAATTCCGCCGCGATCCCGGCAAGGGCGTCCAAGGGCTGATCGACCTGCACGCCAAGAAGATGGGCGAATTCGCGGAGCAATATGCCGAACACTACAACCAGAATATGCATGACGCCTGGAACAAGACGCGGCGGAATTGGCGTCTCGCGCTGGCTTCGCATCCGACTTTGGGCGGCTCGGGGGTCGAGACGACGAAGGCGAATGCGGCGCATGTCCGGGATGTCGGGTTCAGCCAGATCGCTCCTGAACGTCGAGAGGCATTCCGCAAGGAATTCAACGAAGCCCTCCACGTGACGGGGTTCGGCGATCATCCCGCGTTCTTCGAATTCGCGAACGCCTTGAGCAAGTTTTTCAAGGAACCCGAAATCCCCAAGATGCCGGGATCGCCCCCAGCGCCGCAGAAACGCAGTCTCCGCGCCGGGTTCTACAAGAAGACGGCTAGTTAGAGGGATCGACGAATTTGGTCGCGACCATGACGATATCTCTGTCTACCGGACAAAATCGGCGGTCAGGGGTATCGGCATTTGGCCTCTCTTTCACCTGCCATTGGTAGCCATTCGTGACCGTCGTGTCAACGCAACCCTCAGAAATAGGAGGCTAAAATCGCCAGCGGCCAGTGGCCTACCCTCATCGACATGGCAAACCGGATGGACCCGAACGGGGACATCCCGGTTATCGCCGAATACCTGTCGCAGTCAAACGACTACTATCAGGACATGCCGTTTTTCGAGGCCAACGAGGCGACGGGGCACGAATTCGTGTTCCGGACCTCCATCCCGGCCGGCACGTGGCGGCAGTACAACCAGGGCGTGCCGTACAGCCGCTCGACCACGGCCAAGGCGCGGGTCGGCCTCGGAATGCTGACCGACTATTCCCAGGTCGACAAGTCGCTCGCCAAGCACAGCGGGCATCCCGACAGATACCGAGAGACGGAGGACGCCGCGTTTCTCGAGGGGATGTCGCAGACGATCGCGCAGACCGTGTTCTATGGCAACACGATCTCCAACCCGAATGAGTTCATGGGTTTCTCGGCGTTCTACAACACGCTGAACGTCGCCAACGCGCAGAACGCGGCCTCCGTGCTCAATGGCCTTGGAACCGGATCGGCGAACCTGTCGATTTGGCTGATCGGCTGGGGCGCCAACACGATCTTCGGCCTCTACCCGCGTGGCTCCAAGGCCGGTCTCAGCGTCGAGGATCAGGGCGATGTCGTGCCCGGATTCGACAACGCCGGCAATCGGTTCCCAGCGTGGACGACATATTTCGAGCAGGAAATCGGCCTCTGCCCGAAGGACTGGCGCTATGGCGTCAGGCTCGCCAACGTCGACACGACCACGGCGGGCTTGGCCGGGCCGGACGCGGCGGACCTGTTCATCCTCATGGGCCAGATGATGATGAACTTCCCGAAATTTACGCCGATGACGTCGAACGTCACCAAAACCGACGCCGAGCTCGACGACCAGTCGGTTCACGCGGTGTTCTATGTCAACCGCACCGGGCGCTATTGGATGGACGTGCAGGCGATGCGCGACCGCAACGTGCTGCTGATGCTGGACGATTTCGCCGGCAAGCCGTGCATGACGTTTCGAGGGATCAAGATCGCGATCGTCGACCAGCTTTCCAACAACGAGGCCACCGTCACCTAGCATGGGCTGCGTCGCGCCCACGTGAATTGAAAGGGAATTCCCCATGCTGAATGACGCGCTTCTCACTCTGGTTCCGTTCGTTTCCGGCGGGACGGGCCTCTCGCTCGTCGCCGGCGCCGGCGTGCCGATCCCGTCCCCCGGCACCATCGACCTGATCGGCGATGGCCCTGGAACGCCCCCGACCAACACGTTCGGCAACTCGGCGCTGTTCGGCTCCGACGTCGGCATCGGCGGCAAGCGCCCGCAGCTCGACGTCGTGATCGGGACCGGGCTCGTCACCGGCAATGGCGCGACGCTGAATTGCGCGCTACAGATCGCGCCCGACACCGGGGCCGGTGGCGGCTACCTGCCGGGCACGTGGCAGACCATCGTCGAAACCGGGCCGCTGACAGCGGCGCAATGCGTTGCTGGAACCGTGATCGCGCGGTTCGATTTCATGCCGGCCTTCCCCGCCAATCTGCGTCCCCGCTTCATGCGGCTGCTATTCGAGACCCCAGCGGGCGAGGATTTCTCGGCGGGATCGATCGCCTACGCCAACATCACCATGGTTCGCGACGACCAGGCCAACAAGTTCGCGCCGCGCAATTACACGGTCTGAGGCAACGCCCATGAGGCGGTCCAACAAGGAGAAAGCCATGGCTGGCACTCAGCCCGAGGACGTTGTCGGCGACGTCGAGATGACGCGCGAGGAATTTCAGCGCACGGTCGACGCGGCCGTGGAACGCCGTATCAGCGAAGTGCTCGCGAAATTCTCGGCCAACGAGCCAATCCGCGTCGCGGAGGGCGAAGACGGCCCGGATTTCAAGGGATTGTTCCGGCAGATGGCGATGAGCATCGCCGAGGTCGGCGATCAAGGCTCGGGCCGCAGACGCGTTGCGCCCGAGATCATGGCCGCGCGGCGGGCCGCGAAGGAGCGCATGATCGGCTCGATCGAGAAGTTCATGGGAATAGTTCACGGCGCCCAGGACAGGAACGATCGTCGCATGGTCGAACTGAACTATCCCCACTACAAGGTCACGGGGAAGATGTACCTCGGCGACACGATGCTCGAACCCTTCACGGTTGATCCGGTGACCAAACTGCCGAAGCCCGTCGAGGTTTATTGGCTCGGTGCGCCCAATCCGAGCATGAGCCCGATCAACGCTCCGGCGCGGGAAATCTTCGCGCATTTCTGCGATTGGGTTGGCCTGACCCACGAGGGCCGAAAGGAGATGCCGTTGTGGATTTCCGCCGGCGGGCTCGTGATCGCGGGCGAGACGATGCCGGCCCATCGCCTCGCCATTCCCGAAGGGGGCGGCGGCCCGTCCCTCAAGCCCGCGTCCTCGGTCGACGCGCTGATGGGCAAGAACGCTCCGGCGTCGCTCAATGCGAGCGATATCACCAAGCCCAAGATCAACGTGCTCGGCACGATCGCGGCGGCGGCGACGCAGAGCGGCGGCCACGCCATCAAGGCCACGGGGGCGACCAGCTTCTGATGGGAAAGCCCGCGCCACTCGGCGTCGGGGCGGACATGACGCCGCCCTATGGCGACCTCGCGACGAATGTGCTGCAAGGCGTGTTCTCGGCCATCGGGCCATCGCAGCCCGTGCCGGTCTACGGACAGTGCAACGTCGCGCTGTGGGGCGAGATCAACACGACGCTCACGACCACGGCCGGCAGTCTCGACGCGACAGTGGCGAGCGCCACGGACCTCGCGGCCGGCGCGGCGGTCAACAGCGTCAACGTGCCGGATGGGGCTACGATCGGTTCGATTTCGGGAACCAATATCGTTCTCGCTCTGCCCAATGTGACGCTGTTCGGCACGCTGCTGGCGAACGGCCAGATCAGGGGGCTCGCTTCGACAGCGGGATTGCTCGGCGCGACCGTCACGGGGCCGAATATTCCCTCCGGCGCGACGGTCACGAGCATCGTCCAAGCCGCCGTTTTGAACCCTTCCTATCCTGGCGCGCCATCTGTCCAGGGCATCGTGCAGCTTTCCGAAGCGCCGGCCCAGATCGCGGCGCTCTCTGCTCCGCAGCAGTTCACGTTCTCCCCGACCGGCTCCGGGGTGATCGGCGGCGCGGACACGAACGCCATCTTCACGGGCGCGGGCGTCCCGTGGACGGGCGCGGTGCAGCTCGAATACAGTTTCGATGGCGCGGCGACGTGGCTCGTCGCGAATTATTCGGGCGGCGGCGTGCTGGTCCAATGGAATAACGGCGTGCCGACGCGGACGGTGTTTGGCGAGCCCGAGCGAGGCGTGCTATACCGACTGAACTGCACGGCGGTCACCGGGACGATCAATTATCGATTTTCGACCAGCGGCCAGGCGGCGATGTCGCTGGCCATAGCGTCGCCGATCTAGGAGCCAGTCGATGACGACGCAACCCGGCCAGGAACTCGTCTCGCTCTCCGCCGGCGCGGTGATGCCGATCGACAACGGCGGAGCGAGGGCCGCGAGCGTGCCGATCGGGTTCGGGACGGTCACGGTCAATGGCGTGACGCCAGTCACGGTCGTCGACGCGGGGGTGACGGCGCAGTCGATCATTCTGTTCACGCTGAAGACGGTGGGCGGCACGGTGGGCGCCATCCCTTCGGTGAAGACGATCACGCTGGGAACGGGTTTCACGGTCGCGGGCACGGCCAGCGACACGAGCACTTACAACTACGCGCGGTTCGGCTGAGGAGAATAGACATGAGATTTCGAAACTTCCTTGTCGCCGCGCTATTGCTGGCGTCTCTTCCAGGGGCAGTCGTGGGCGTTGTCCGCGCCATCGCCCAGATCACGTTGCCGCGCGTTCAGACGTTCGGTTCCGGCGACGCCGTCGCGGTCATCCCCGGCGGCTCGCCATCGGCGCAGAGCTATTTCGCGGCGCCCGGCGACATCGCGGGCCAGGAGAAGTACAGCTACCAAATTCCCTTGACCGCGTTCTCGATCACGCCGGCGAATTTCACGAGCTTGCTCTATCTCAACCCCGCTGGCACGCTGGCGACGGGCACGCTGACCATGCAGGCGAACCCGTCCGATCGGCAGAAGTTTTGCCTTCAGGACACGCAGACGCAGACCGCCATCACCATCACGGCGAATACGGGCCAGACCTTGGCGAGCTTCGGCTTGGCGACGCCGACCGCGCTGGTGGCGAACACCAAATATTGCTGGTTCTTCAACGCGCCGCTGTCGGCGTGGATACGGACGCTCTGAGTGCCGATAGTTTCACAAGCCCAGCGCGGCGCGATGTACGAGGCGGCAGAAGGGAAGTCCAAGTTGGGCATCCCCAAGGCGGTGGGGAAAGAATTCGTCGCGTCGGACAAGCCCGGCAAGCTGCCAGAGCGCAAGGCGAAGAAATCGATGCGAGACGTGTATAAGAAAAAGTCCTAATGTCATCGCCATCGCTGATCGACATGGCGAACCGGACCGGACCGATGGCGAAACTGAGCACCGAAGCCCGCAAGGAGATGCCCAAGGCCGATTTCGCGTTGCCCGGCAAGGGCGAAGGCGCGAAGGGCAGCGGTGCGGGCTCGTACCCGATCCCCAACGCCAGCCACGCCAGGAACGCCCTGGCGCGCGTCTCTCAACACGGATCGCCCGAGGAAAAAGCCGAGGTGCGCGCGGCCGTGCATCGCAAGTTCCCCGACATCGGCAAGAGCGATGACGGCCCGAAAAAGTGGCGCTCCAAGAGCAAAGAGGACGATGCGCCCGCGAAGGATGACCGCCCTCGCATGGCGCGCATCTATGCCCGGAAGAAGTCCGGCGGCGACGCGGCCAAACCGATGGAGGGCAAGCGCTCTCGTCTCTATCCCACAATGCGAGGAGCCTGACCGATGGCCGAGGACGAGAAGCGAGAGAAGCGCCGGCTCAGCGACACCTATTCCAAGAACAAGAAGGAAGGCGCGAAGGTCGAGGCCGGCGAGAAGAAACCCGAACCCAAGGGGGAAGCCAAGAGCGACCCCAAGGAGAAGTCCGAGCCCAAGGAGGATCATCACGCCTCCTTACACAAGAAGCACATGGCTGACCGCAAGGCCATGCACAAACGGCATGAGGACGAAAGCCGCGATATGCATGGTTCCCATCGTGACGATCGGCGTAAGATGAACGAACGGCACATGGAAGAAATGCAGGCCATGAACCAACAGCAGAACCAGGAGCTCTCCGCCGTGCCTCCGGCCGGTGGCGAGGGAACGCCCGGCGGGGCGGCCGGCGCTCCACCGGTGGCGGCTGGCGGGGCAGCTCCCCCCGCCATGCCCGCCGCCGCGTGAGGACGGGATCATGGCCAAGATGGTCAGCCTCGAGCTCGACGACGAGCACAAGCTCGACGCGCCGCAGCCGATCCCGATGGCTGCCAAGCCTGACTATCCCTACGGCATGCGCATCTGTCTCACCCATGTCGAGATGGCGAAGCTCGGGCTTGATCCGGACTGCAAGGTCGGCGACGTGCTCGATTGCGCCGCGCGCGCGGTGGTGACCAACGTCAACCATTCGCAGAGCGAGGACGGCTCCGAATGCTGTCGCGTCGAGCTGCAAATCCAGGAAATGTCGGTCGAGGATTACGAATGAACCTGGCGCATCGGGTCGCTCGGGCGGCGCTCGCCGCGTTCGCCTTCGTCTTCGCCCTGTGCGGGCTGTGTGACGTCGCCGACGCGCAGTCGACTCTCCTCCAAGGCGGCACATGGCAACCCGGCCATATTCCTCAATATGTCGGGCAGGGCTCGTCACAGCCGGTCGTGATCGACGGCGGCGGCGCGGGCGGCGGCGCGCCTGGCGTCACTTTGAGCGAGCTCGGCATCACGGATCGTGATCCCAACAACTCCTATCCGTCGCAGAATTCTGGCACGGGGCCGTATGGGTCTCATTTCTGTCTCTATGACGCGCCGACGAACAATCCGAGCGGCTATCACGTCCTCTGTCTCGATCCGAACGCGCAGGGTGGAGGGCTGATCTCCTACGGCGTCGGCGGCATCGCGTCGCAGCTTCCGTTGCAATGCGACATCAACGGTGTGCTCTCGAACTGCCTCGGTGGCGGCGGCGGCAACACCATCACCAATTTGGTCACGCCGACGTCGGGGTTCCCGAACGGCGCGCAACTGATTTCCGAAAACAATCTGGTCACTTACACTCTTGGAACGCCCGTCGTGGCGGCCGTGCCGAACACGATCGAGGGCTATTTCGCCATCACGTGGACGGGGAGCGGCACGGCGACGATCGCGGCCTATGGAGGTCAGGGCATTCCGCCGTTCGCGGTCGGAGACGTCGGCAAGGACATCGTTTGCACTGGCATCGGCAGCTTGGAGAACGACGCCTATGCGGGTGTGATCTCGGGGGTTTCGGGCGGGACGACCGTGACGCTGATCCCCCCGCCGGCCTTGACGATGACGGCGGTTTCGCAACGCTGCGCCTACGGGGCCGATCAGACCATCAACCTCCAGAATGCTTTCACGACCGGACAGACGAACGGCGTCGGTTCCTACGTGCCGGGCGGTATCTATCTCGTCAACACGCCGCTGACGTGCCTGCCGCCGGTCGGATACAACAATCTCGGCGCGGCCCCGCCGCTGTGTGAACTCGCGCAGGGCGCGGTCCTGATCTATTCCGGCACTGGTTTCGCCACGAATTTCGTCACGTTCGGGTCGCTGAACTCGAATTTCACCGGATACGTCAGGAACGGTCTGGTCCAGGGCGGCACGATCAATGGCAACTTCAACGTCCTGAATTGCGTCTACGCGCCGTTCTTCCTTGATTTGACGCATACCGCGCAGGTGACCAAGAACTGTATCCACGGGCTGCAATATGGCGACGTGGCGGCTCCGCAAGCGAGCGGTGGCGTCAACGAACTCGCGAGCTATCATACGCGGGACATCAATTACGTCGCGGTGGCGAGCGCCACGGCTGGGGCTAACCCTGTCATCACGACCCAATGGGATCATGGGTTCACGGCCGGTCGCGTGGTGTTCTTTACCGGTGTCGCCGGGTCCAGCAACCTAGGACTGACGCCCTATCAGATCACTGTCACTGGCGCGCGCTCTTTCACGCTCAACAATTTCACGCTGACAGGCACGGTTACGGCGGCGAACGTCTCCGAGAACTTCCCGAGTATGTCGATCGAACAGGTGGTGACCAACGTCACCAACACGAACCCGGCCGTGCTGACCGTCGCGCCCGGCGCTGTGGCCAACGGCGAGGCGGTGTTTGTCGCCGACATCGGCATGAGCAATGCGGCCGGAACCGGCAATTGCATCGACGGCGTGTTCGCGAGCGCGACGCTGATCACGTCGACCACGTTCTCGATCCCGGTGGATGCGACGGGCTGCGGGAGTTTCGCCGCCGATGGCTTTGTCATCGCCGCGCCGAACTGGACGGGCTCGACCAATGATAATCCGCCCGTCGACGCGTGGATTTACAATGCCAATTCGACCGACATGCAGTATTGGGGCGGGGAAGCCTACGGCGTTCGCGCCGGCGTGGTGAACAATCCCGCGACCAGCGGCTATGACGGGAAAATCCAGTTTCACGTCTACGATTATTTCGAGAATGGAGAGCTTCTGACCGGTTACTTCGGCGGCGGCGACAACAACTTTCACGGGCTACAAGTCGATTGCCCGGCGAGGTTTGCCGCGTGGCTGGTCGGGCCGCGCAATACGATGGTCGGCTCCGAGATGAATTGCTCGGGTTTCTCGCAGTTGCCCAACAACGAAGCTTCGTTCGTGCGTCTGGACACCTTCGGCTTCGTCGGCGTCCTCGGCGGCAGCATCAAGGGCCAGTCCGGCGCGAGCATCCGTCAGGAGGTTTCGTCGCCGTACGCGCAGACGGCGCAGTTCGGCAACATCGGCGGCTACAACCGGATTGGGCTTTCCACCTATTACACGACGTATACGCAGCCCGAAACGATGGGCCAGTCCGGCAATCTCCAAGTCATTGCCGCGTCGGGGGCCGGGGAAATCCTCGCTCGAGGCAGCACGGGAACCCTCGTCGGGGCGTGCGATGGCAACCCGGCGGACACGGGCGGCTACATCGCCGGGGCGACAGGCGGCTATGTGCTGGCCTCGCTCAACGATGCCTGCAATTTCGTGTCGACGTCGGCGTTCGTTTCGTCGAGCCTGTGGGAATTCGAGCTTCCCGTTCAATTCGGCAACGCGGCGTCGTTCACGGCGAACGGGTCGGTCGCGACGACGCTGACCTCGCTCGGCCCCACTGGATCGCACACCACCGTGCAAGAATGGTTGACGGTGAAGGACGCGGCGGGCACAACGAGGTACATTCCCGCCTATTGAGGGGCTCCATGAAGCGCGCCGTCGTCGTTTTCGTTTCCGCCGGGCTGTTGATGGCATCCGCCGAAGCCCAGCAGCCGCCCCCGGACGACACGCAGATCACGCTGACCTACGGCGAACTCAACGCGCTCGTGCAGGCGCGTGTCGCCGACGCGCTGGCCGGCGCGGCGATGCGCCATCTCAATGAGCAACTCACGCCGAAGAAGGCCGCCGAGGTACCCGCGATTGTGGGCGTCCCAGGGCGAAAGCTTCCCCCGCCGTCTCCCATGCCGACGCCGACGCCATAACCGCATGACGGAGCTCAATGGCTTATTCCTCGACCAGCGTCGTCAACGAGGCCATCATGCTCATGGGGGGCAATCAGCCGCCCGTGACGGGGGCCGCGCCTAATTTCGACCAATCGGCCGCCGGGAAGGCCGCCGCTCTCCTCTACGCGCCCGCCGTCGCGGCGATTACGCGGCAATCCGCATGGGACTTCGCCCGCACTCTGGCGACGCTGGCCGTGACCGGCAACACACCGCCGGTGCAGTTCGCCTATGAATACGCCTATCCCGCCAATTGCGATCAGGTCACGCAGGTCTCCCCGGCCGGAGGGATCGATCCCAATAATCCGCTCCCCGTCAATTGGGTGGTCGGCAACGCGGTTGTCGACGGCGCCCCGACGAAGGTGATCTGGACCGATCTCGGGCCAGCGGTGGCGTTCTTCTCCTCGTCCGCCCCGCTCGAAAATATCTGGGACCCGCTGTTCCATCAGGGCGTCGTCAGGCTATTGTCGTCCGCGATGTCCGAGGCCATCGCCGGCAAGCCGGACCTCGCCATGAGCATGATCGAGCAGGCGAGCCAGTTCACGCAGCTCGGCGAGACGAGGGATAGCTGATGCCGGCTTCCGCGAGTTCTCCCGAGGACATCGTCAACATCGCCCTCGCGAAGGTCGGCTACAAGCTCCGCGTCGGATCGCTGACGACCGAGGGCACGCTGCACGCCAAGAAGGCGCTCGATATCTACGCGCAGACGCGAGATGCGTTGCTCCGGGCGGGAGATTTCGGGTTCTCGAAACAGATCATCGCCGCGACCGCC